ACCGTGTCTCGTTGGTTAAGCGTCATCTAAGAATCAGCTACAACCGCGCCGCTTTCATGGTTGACCATGCCAAAGAGGACGCAGCACGGGCAAAGGAGCAGACACCATGAGCTTCACACCAATCTGCCCACCATGCAACCAAGACTGTAATCAGGGGCGAGACTGTCCACGGAGGAAAACATGAGCGAAACAGAGCTATTCAAGAAAGGCCAGCTAGTCCCCAAGCGCATCGGCCACATCAAATGCCATAAGAAGGCCCGCCACATGATTACCTTTGGCGCTGATGTTCGAGTGTCTGGCAATGTGTTCACCGTTTTGCAAGGCACCGGCCCGTATCTTTTCAAGTGCGGGTTGCTAGGACGAAAGCGCAATAACGGAACCATTCAAAAAACAGGCCTTGTTCTCGAGAATGTTCAATGCGTTTTTGAGAGTGCGGAATCTGGATTTGCACTTGTAGAGGATGAATCGCTATGAGCCACGAAGCAGGCAAGGGCGACACACAACGCCCGACAGATATGGAAGAATTCCGCAAGAACTGGGAGCGCATCTTTGGAAAGCCACCCGTTATCGAACATCCGAAACCGGCTGATAACGCACATCCTATGGATGAAAAACTTTGATGAGGACTATGCACGATGGGCACTGAAGAACTACGAAGCAACGGTACCGGAGCTGGAGCTAATCAAGGGAGTGAAGGAGCGATTGTCCTCCCTTGGCCGCCAAGCATCAATCACTACTGGAAACGCTCAAAAAACGGAATGATGCACATAAGCGCGGAGGGCGTTGCCTTTCGTGAGGCGGTGCATTGGCAGGTATTGCAGCAGTGCCCATTAAAAAGCCTTCAGGGCGATTTATCGGTAGACATTGAGGCATTCATGCCAGATAGACGCCGACGCGACCTAGACAACATCCTAAAGGCTTTGCTAGACGCGATAACCCATGCAGGTGTATGGATGGATGACAGCCAGATAGTAGACCTGCGAATCAGGAAGGCTAAGACGATTGGCGGAATGGTGAAGGTAAAAATCTCCAAAAGTTAGGGTTTCCCCTAATTCGCAAGCGTGAAAAAGTGCTAGACAATTCAGCTATCAACAACACGGAGAGAGAAATGAGCGAGCACACACCAGAAATCGACTGGAAAGAAATAGCCATTCAGCTTGCGCAGCGCGTGAACTTTGCGGTAACGAATTGCGACTGCAAAGGCGGCGGCATATTGAACACCGAAACCATGCGCATCACCCCTTGGCGCGACTACATGGTCGAGGCATTGGAAATGGTGCCGGGCGTGAGCGTTGACCGCGAAATATTGGCAACGCTTTGCCTGCCGCCTTCAAAGCGCCGCAAGGCTCAGGCCGACATACGCGCAGCACGAGCAGTAATCGTCAAGAAAGCAGAAGGCCAATCATGAAAACAATCAACGTAAGCGAAGACGCACTAAACACCATCAAGCGCATGGCGGTGGAGCGCGAGCAGCAAATTGAAGCGCTGCGCGAGGCTTTGAGGGCTATTCAAGACGTAGCAATGAACGCAACCGCAGACGAGCATTGGGCGCGGGTGGATAGCCTTTGCAATCAGGCATTGGCAGAATGAAACGCGACCCAGAAGAGGCGGTTGACTTCATACTAGCCAACGCTAAGAAGTTCGCCAGTGCAAAGGCAGACCGAATTTACTTGGAAGAATTCAGGAAAAGCAAGAAAGCCATTTTGATGAAGGAAAGCGCAGAAAAAAGCGCAGCCGCTAAGGAAATGGACGCTTATGCACATCCTGACTACATCGAGCTAATCAAAGGACTGCGGGAAGCCGTGGAGATTGAAGAGCTTTTGAAATGGAAGCTGATAGCAGCGCAGATCGTGCCGGAGATATGGCGCACAGAGCAGGCAAATAACCGCAACCAAGACAGGGCAGCGCGATGACAGCCAGACCTAAATTCCAATACGTCCGCAGCAAAAAGCTAATGGAGGCTTACCGCACGATACCGTGCCAAAACTGCGGACGGGATGACGGTACGGTTTGCGGTGCACATTCAAACTGGGGTGAGCATGGAAAGGGTCGCGGAATAAAAGCAAGCGATCATAAATGCGCCAGTCTTTGCAGCAGATGCCATACGGCATTAGACCAAGGCCACGTAATGGGCGCAAAAGAAAAGTGCGAAATGTGGACTAAGGCCCACCTAAAGACGGTGGAAGAATTGACAAAACGAGGGTTATACACATGGTAAGGGGAAGGAATGCGTAAGAAGTGCAATCGCAAGGTGTGGCTTAGTCACTTGACTCCGCTGGAACATGCAAAGCTAAAGGCAGGCAAGCTGTCAGACAAAGAGTGGGATGTTCAGATGAAGCCCGTTCTATCGGCAATTGATCGCATAAGCCGTGGTGATTGGAATAAGGAAGAATGCTGGAGTCCAATTTTTCAATGCTTAAACAGGATTGAAAGCTCAGTAAAGCTGCATCGCATTGATGGGCAGCAGTTCATAAACAATGCTGTCACAGTCTTGAAAGAGGTAATGCGCAGATGGGAGACTAAGGGCGTCCAAGCCCTGAAGGCTGACGAACTAATCACTTTGAAAGAAGTGGTGGCGGCGTATGGTGACCTACTGAAGGAAATGTCTCGCGGTCAATTTGAAAGCGTATGCAACCATGCGACTTCAAACCTTACAAGAATTTTGACTCAGAAGAAATTTAAAAAAATCAACGGGATGGTTTTTGAATGAACATCGAAGTAATTTTTGATTGCCTGAAGCGAGGCATTGTTGACCGAGGCGAGATGGAAAAGCGCACGGGACTGACACGGAAGCAGGTAAACGGCGCATTAGGCCAGCTACACAAAATCAAGCGCATCAAGGTCAAGGAAACGCTAACCGTGAGGGGGCAGGCTTTTCATGTGTTTGAGGTGAACGGGTGCTTTAAGAAGCACATTTTCGACGGGGTGAACTCAATTTTTAACGTGGGGGCTGTATGAGTAGTTCTGAAGTTCTGTTTGGTCTGATTATTGTGTTGATTTGCGGCGCATCCCTTGGGCTTGCGTTTGGGATTGAACATGGCCGCAAGACTGCCTGCGAATCCGTGAAGCTGGAGTGGGTGCAAGACAAGTGCATGAAGGTGACGAGGGAGGCTGTATGAACTGTAAGCAAGGCGAACTAGGCATTGTTGTTGCCGTGCGTGGTGTTGGCGACAAAAACAAAGGTCACATAGGAAAGATTGTCACGGCGGTAGAGCGCATACACGGAGACCAATGGATTACAGAGCCTGTTCTTCTTGACCTTGACGGAACTTCTTGTTGGCTATCGCTAGATGACTCAGAGCTTCGTCCAATCCGAGACAGCGACGGCCAAGACGAAACACTCACATGGCAACCAGTGCCAGCAAAGGAAACGGCATGAATGACGACCAACTAGACGCGCTACTAGCCGTTTTCCTCTATCTTGGCACTTCAGCGGTAGGAGCTTTTGGATTTATTTTGCTTTTGTTAGGGTAAACCCCTATACGCAGACGCAAAAGCAGGCCCGATAATTGAGCCATCAACAACGCAACCGGAGAGAAACATGAAAACACCACACAAACACGCAGAGCTAATCAAGGCTTGGGCTGATGGGGCTGAGATTCAAAGCAGGGTAAACGAGGCCGACGAGTGGGATGACGATCGTTTTCCGGGATGGCACAAAAATGCAATGTACCGCATCAAGCCAGAGCCTAAGCCTAACTTAGAAGTTTATGCGCGAGTAACCAATGATGGGGTGAATAGCTCTTTTGGATGGACAGGCTTTGGCGAGAAGTCTGCAAACATAGCACTTACATTCGACGCCGAAACAGGCTTCTTAAAAGCAGCCGAAGTGCTAAAATAGAACAAAGGGCGGCTCATTATCTCCCTCCGATAGTCTCAATCCTAGACTAGACAATTCTCTCAAGTGCGACCACTGACAGCCCGATTGTTTTGGCAGTGCAAGCATCAAAAGCGCCGAGCCTGAAAACAGAAGCGCAATTTTGAGAATGGATGTGTTACGCATGCGTATTGTGGTCGCCTATGCAGCCTGTTAATGCGATAGAGACCGACCAAAAACAGGCAGTACGCAGCCGTAACACCATGAATCAAGCCGCTTGGCATCATTAACCACGATGCAGCTAAAGTACAGGCGGTTTGATTGATGGAACGGGCTTAGATTTTTAATCACTTCTGCCAAACAAACAATTGAAGTAGCCGCGCTGAGATCACTCGCGCACCATCAACTATCAAGCCTTTAGATTGGGTTTGTAAGTCGGGACACTTAGACGGTGCATTTGATGTGCATACGTAAGGAAGCGCAAAACACCTAGGCCAGTCTAAAGACTTGATGGCGAATTTGCAGGCTGATGCAAATCCCGCGGGAACGGGCCTTGTATGCCGGAGATCAGTACCGGTCGCCATCAACTAACCAACAGGAGGAAGAATGTCAAACACTGAAATCAACGTCATCAGCGCAGCACTCACAATCGCCGTCATTAGCGCTGGAGGTGTCGCAGGATATGCGGCCTACCGATTTATGATGTGGTTCGCTCAATTCATGGTATGGTGAGATCATGAGCAAAGTGTGGGGCAATCGCCGCCTAATCATCCTGAATGTGTACTTTGGACTTTGCACGACTGAGGCAATGTTCCATAAGCAGCTAAAGCGGATGAAGGTAGCGCGCAATGAGTGGCCTTCGTTTATCAAGAACGATCATTCTGATGCAACCGCTCATTTCTTTGAAAGAGATGGCGAAGTATCGGTGCTAGTTTGCATCAAGACGCGAAAAGAGATAACGCCGATTCAAGTCGCTGGACTGTTAGTGCATGAGGCAGTTCATATCTGGCAGCATTACACTCGCAGCATAGGCGAGAAAGACCCTAGCGATCAATTTGAGGCTTACTCAATTCAGGCAATCAGCCAAGAGCTAATGGAACTATACGAAGGGCAGATCAAATGAAACTCTACGAATGGTGTTTAGGCCTTGGACTCTGCGCAATCGGATTGCCTTTGTTTGGTATCGGATACATCGCAGTGGTAAAGCTGTTGATTGAGGATGAGCAGAGGAACAAACGATGACAGGACGACCAAGCAAGTACAAGAAAGAGTTTGTTGAGCAGGCTGTGAAGCTGTGCAAGCTTGGTGCGACTGATATAGAGCTGGCTGACTTCTTTGAGGTGAATGTGGCAACGCTTTACCGATGGAAGAACGAACACCCCGACTTTTGCGAGGCCTTAAAGATTAGTAAGGCTGTAGCTGATGACCGAGTAGAGCGTAGCCTGTTTGCCCGAGCTAATGGATACGAGCATGAGGAAGTGGACATTCGTGTGGTGTCTGGCGAGATCATCCAGACGCCTATTCGCAAGTTTTACGCGCCAGATACAACTGCCTGTATCTTCTGGCTGAAGAATCGACGCCCTGAAGCATGGCGCGATAAGGTGGAGACAGAGCTATCAGGCCCGAATGGTGGGCCGCTGGAGACGAAGTCAACCCTAGACGTTGGTTCGCTGTCTACAGAGGCCCTAGCGGAGATCATGGCGCTTAAAGATGCAACTAAGCCACGATGAACTATTGAGCGCAGAGCGGGAGCTGTGTAAACGGTCACTCGCTCACTTTGCTCGCAGGGCGTGGCATGTGCTGGAGCCTGTTGCAGAATTAAAGTGGGGATGGGCGCTAGATGCCATCTGCCTGCACCTTGAAGCGGTGACCGATGGGCGAATCACTCGCCTATTGATGAACGTGCCTCCCGGCTCCATGAAATCACTGCTAACGGGTGTTATCTGGCCTGCGTGGGAGTGGGGGCCGAAGAACATGCCAGAGATGCGTTTTATCGGCACAGCGCACGAGGAAACCCTAGCCATCCGAGATAGCCGCAAATGCCGCGACTTGATTAAATCCGAGTGGTATCAGGAACTTTGGCCGGTAGAGCTGGCAAGCGACCTTGACGGTAAGCGCGAGTTCGGCAACACCAAGAAGGGCGTCCGTCAGGCTCGATCATTCACCAGCATGACGGGCGTTCGTGGTGACCGTGTGATATTGGACGACCCAATCAGCGCGGACTCTGCTAACTCCGACTCGAAACTAGAAGCAGCAAGAATCGCGTTTACTGAGACGCTGCCAACACGGGTGAACAGCGAAAAGAGCGCCATTGTCGTAGTGATGCAGCGACTGAACGAGAAAGACGTTAGCGGCATCATTGTTGAAATGGGATTGCCTTATGTGCATCTGCGGATTCCAATGCGCTTTGAGGCTGCTAGACGCTGCACGACAGAGATAGGATGGACTGACCCGCGCACCAAAGAGGGAGAATTGATGTTTCCCGAGCGGTTTGGAGAGCAGCAGGTGAGCGAGCTAGAGAAAACGCTTGGCACCTATGGCGCAGCAGGACAGTTGCAGCAGCGCCCCGCGCCCCGTGGAGGCGGCATCCTTAAAGAACACTGGTACAAGTATTACACCGTGTTGCCGCGCCTTGAATATCGGATGATCTACGCCGATACAGCGCAAAAGACAGGGCAAGAGAACGACTATTCTGTTTTCGAGTGCTGGGGTCGATCATTGGCCGGTGATGCTGTGTTGATTGACCTTATCCGAGGCAAGTGGGAGTCTCCAGAGCTACTGGTAAACGCCCGTGCTTTCTGGTTGAAGCATCTGGCCATCAAAGGCGCACCGCTTAGGGCAATCAAAGTGGAAGACAAGGTATCGGGAACCGGCCTAATCCAGACGCTACGTCGTGAGCGCGTACCTGTTTTGGCGATACAGCGAGGCAATGACAAGATCAGCCGCGCACACGATAGCGCGCCCTTCATTGAGTCTGGCGGGGTGATGCTGCCCATTGATGCACCGTGGCTGTCTGACTTCTTGAAAGAGTCGTCAACCTTCCCCGGTGGAGCTAATGACGACCAACTAGACCCGATGTTTGACGCCATCAAGGACGCGCAAACCCTGCCGGTGCAGAACATATCGGAAACCGTAACCGCTTTACCTACCGCTAATAGGTGGTGATAATCGGGGAAAAGGAAACATCATGGCACGTTTAACACTAGAGCAGCGCTTATCAAACCTTCACGCCGAAGCCGTGGCAGAGTTTGACAACATCCAAGGCGCTATGCGAGATGAGCGCTTGCAGGCATTGCAAGACCGCCGTTTTTACTCACTCGCAGGCGCACAGTGGGAAGGCGCTCTCGGTGAGCAGTTCGCCAATAAGCCGAAGTTTGAGGTGAACAAGATTCACCTTGCCGTCTTGCGCATCATCAGCGAGTACCGAAACAACCGAATCACTGTTGACTTCTTGAGCAAAGAGGGCAACGAGTACGACAAACTGGCCGACACTTGCGACGGACTCTACCGCGCAGATGAGCAAGACTCAGGAGCCGAGGAAGCCTACGATAACGCTTTCGAGGAAGCTGTAGGCGGTGGCTTTGGTGCGTGGCGCTTGCGTACCTGCTACGAAGATGAGGAAGATGACGAAAACGAGAAGCAGCGAATCCGCATCGAGCCAATCTTCGACGCTGATAGCTCTGTTTTCTTTGACCTGAACGCCAAGCGGCAAGACAAGGCAGACGCGAAAAAGTGCTTTGTCATCACTTCGATGACCATTGAGGCGTACAAGGAACAGTACAACGACGACCCCGCAAGCTGGCCGAAAGACATTCAGCAACTCGAATTTGATTGGGCAACGCCTGATGTGGTTTATGTTGCCGAGTATTACAAGGTCGAGGAAGTGGGCGAGACAGTCCGCATATTTCAAGCGCTAGACGGAACCGAGGAACGATACACGGATGCAGATTTTGAGAATGACGAGAACCTAGAAGAAACGCTGGCCGCGATTGGTAGTCGTGAAGTGCGTCAGAAGAAGGTCAAGCGCAAGAAGGTACACAAGTACATCCTCTCCGGTGGTGGCGTCTTGGAGGATTGCGGCTACATTGCAGGCCGCTGCATCCCTATCGTGCCGGTCTACGGTAAGCGCTGGTTTGTGGACAACGTAGAGCGTTGCATGGGCCATGTGCGATTGGCCAAAGACTCTCAGCGCCTGAAGAACATGCAGCTCTCTAAGCTGGGCGAGATCAGCGCACTGTCTAGCGTGGAGAAACCCATTCTGACGCCTGAGCAGGTGGCAGGGCACCAGATCATGTGGTCTGAGGACAACCTGAAGAACTACCCTTACCTGTTGGTAAACCCGATTCTTGACGCCAACGGACAACCGACAGTCGCAGGGCCAATTGGATACACCAAACCGCCACAAATCCCGCCAGCAATGGCCGCACTGCTGCAGATCACAGAACAAGACATTCAAGACGTCTTAGGCAATCAGCAGCAGGGTGACAAGATGGTAAGCAACATCTCAGGCAAGGCTGTTGAGATGATTCAGCAGCGCCTAGATATGCAGACATTTATCTACGTGTCCAATATGTCCAAGGCTGTGCGCCGTTGCGGTGAAATCTGGCTATCTATGGCACGTGATGTGTACGTCGAGAAGGGCCGCAAGATGAAATCAATCGGCTCACAAGGCGAGATGACCAGCGTGGAGCTAATGCGCCCCATGATGGCAGAGTCCGGTGAGCAGGAAATGGAAAATGACCTTTCCTCGGCTCAGTTTGATGTGACTGTCGATGTAGGGCCGTCGTCTAGCTCTAAACGTGCGTCAACTGTCCGCGCACTCACAGGCATGGCCGCGATTACCGAAGACCCTGAGACTAAACAAGTCTTGGGAGCGATGGCGATGATGAACATGGAAGGCGAAGGCATCGAAGAAGTGCGCGACTACTTCCGCCGCAAGCTGCTTAACATGGGCGTTGTGAAGCCTACCGAGGAAGAAGCCAAGCAACTTAAGGAAGCCAAGGAAAACGCACAGCCTGACGCCAATACAATCTACATGCAAGCCGCCGCGCAGGAAGCCAGCGCTAACGCAGCATTGAAGAACGCGCAGACGGTCAAGACCATCAAAGACGCCGAATTGACCGAGGCAAAGACAATCGAAACCATGACCAACATTGACGCATCAGAGGTGCGCACCGCGATGGAGGTCATTGATAAATTTGGGCAATCGCCGCAACCCCCCGAGGTAAATGCGGTAGTCGTAAGCCCGAATGAGGTTCCCGCGCAGCCTCTTTAATGCGTGAGTATGGAGAAGTAAATGCGATTGAAGAAGTTTGTACTGCGAAACGAAGCACAAGACGAATCTGGCACTGATGTGCTGGAGGTCGAGCAGGAAGTAGCGGAGACGGTAGAAGAAGTCACCGACGAAGCGCCCGAAGAATCGGCAGAATCTGACGAGGTGGTAATTAGCATTGGTGATGAGCCAATCGAAGAGGCCAAAGAGCATGCCCCAGAGTGGGTGCGAGAACTGCGCCGCTCTCATCGTGAGCTGCAAAAGGAAAACCGCGAACTGAAAGCGGCAATCAGCAAACCCGCTGATAAACCGACGATCACGCTAGGCAAGAAGCCTTCGCTATCTGATGATGGCATCGACTACGACGCCGAACTGTTTGAGCAGCGCCTGACTGAATGGCACGACAGGAAGCGCCAGATTGAGCAGCAAGAGAACGAACTCAAGCGCGAGCGCGATGCACAAGAGCAGGCTTGGAAAGATCGCCTAGACGCCTATGCGAAGTCTAAAGAGTCGCTGAAGGTCAAGGACTACGAAGACGCCGAGGCAGTGGCACAGGAAACCCTGAACGTCACACAGCAAGGCATCCTCGTACAAGGCGCAGACAATCCAGCATTAATCATTTATGCGCTAGGCAAGAATCCCGCCAAGGCGAAAGAACTCGGAGGAATCAAAGACCCTGTTAAATTCGCTTTCGCAATCGCCAAACTGGAGACACAATTGAAAGTAACCAACCGCAAAGCCCCGCCCCCACCTGAGAAGGTCATTCAAGGCACAGGCCGCGCCTCTGGTGCGATTGATTCGACCCTTGAGCGACTCCGCGCAGAAGCTGAGAAAACCGGCGATATGTCAAAGGTACTCGCGTACAAACGAAACAACCGAAAGTAATGTATTGCGCACTTTTTGAAGGTGCGCGATAATTAAGACACGGCCCCGCCTCCGTCATGGTGAGTAATATCGGCACCGCCTCCGTATGGTGAGATAAGCGCAGGTAACTGCAATCATTTCATTTTTAAGGAATTACTCATCATGGCCAATCAATTCAGCAAAGAAGAGCGCGTAGCCTTTGAGGACGTGCTCGAAAAGTTCAACGATCAACTCGTTCTTTCCCGCAACGTCAACAAGTACAACACTGACTCCGTGACAATGGAGCGGACCAACGACACCATCTGGCGTCCCCAGCCGTACATTGTCCAGTCTTACGACGGCACTGACGCAACATCCAACTTCAACGACCAGACTCAACTGTCTGTACCTTCCACCATTGGTTTCGCCAAACACGCCACTGCAATCCTGACCGCAACCCAGTTGCGCGATCTGTTGCAAGAAGGCCGACTGGGTGAAGCTGCTGCGCAGAAGCTGGCCTCTGATGTGAACGTGGCCGTTATGAACGTGGCCGCACAACAAGGCACTCTGGTTGTGAAGCGCACCTCCGCTGCATCCGGTTTTGATGACATCGCGCAAGCTGAAGCCATCATGAACGAGCAAGGCATCCAAGCGTTCGACCGTTACATGGCCCTGTCCACACGCGACTACAACGGCATGGCATCCAACTTGGCAGGCCGTCAGACTTTGACCCCCAAAGCCCTGACAGCTTACGAGAAGGCATACATCGGCCAGTTGGCATCGTTCGACACCTACAAGCTGGACTACGCAAACAGCTTGCCAGCCGCTGCCGGTGGTGGTGCTATCACTATCAACACCTTGGACGCAGGCAACAACCACTACACACCCAAAGCGACTTCTACAGCCGCAACAGGTGAAGTGTCCAACGTTGACAACCGCTACCAGACCGTGACCGTTTCCAGCACCACCAACGTGGCTGCCGGTGACTGCTTCACCATCGCTGGTTTGAACGCTGTGCATCACATCACCAAGGGCGATACCGGCCAGTTAAAGACCTTCCGCGTCATCTCCGTGACCAACGGCACCACTATGGTGATCTCTCCCCCGATCATCACTAACCAAGTGGCTAACGCTGCTGCCGCTCAGTACCAAAACTGCAAGATCAACACCAAGGCGTCCAACAGCGCTATTGTGTGGTTGAACACTGTGCGCGCCAACGTGAACCCATTCTGGCAAAAAGACTCCATCGAACTGCTGCCCGGACGCTATGCCGTGCCAACCGATGCGGGTGCTGCTGTGATGCGCGCCACCACCGACCAAGGTATCGAAATCGTGCTGCAAAAACAGTACGACATTGACACCATGAAAACCAAGTATCGCTGGGATACCCGTTTCGGTGTGGTGATGACGCAGCCGCAGATGGCGGGTATCGTTCTCTTCTCGCAATCCTAAGTAATAGGGGCTTCGGCCCCTGTTTTTTGATTCAACCAAAGACCTCCGCTAGAAATAGCGGTGGCAGAAATTACAGGGTATTGCCGTGGAAAAAATCATTTACGCCAATGGGACTGCTGAAGTATTAGTCCCCGCCGGTCAGAAAATCGCAATCGCAACTTACGGGAACGAATACGCAACTCTCTCATTTAAGCGCGGCAATAACCTAGAGTTCATTCAGCGACTCGATAACTCGCAGGTTACTCTCGGCCCTTGGACTGATGTTCGCACCGTCAACATTGAGGCCGCACAAGACCCCGTTTCTTACGATGTGGGCACTGCGCCGAGCATTGATAGCAATGTGCGCGTAAATACCAATCAGCTCACCGGGGGGAAAGCACTAAGCGCAGGGGGTGGCATCTATGGAATGAACGGCATCATTCCGGCTACACAAGACAGCGCAGGCATTGCCGCCGCGATGCAAACGGCTAGTGCGGCTGGTGGTGGCGGGGTGGTCACGCTCTTTGACGCCGAATACACGATTGATGCGGAAATCCCTTTGATTAGCGGGGTACGGCTTCAGGGTGTGCCGAACGCATGGGGGTTTGGTCCTGCTGACAACGTGCCCGACTTCTTCACCGTGGGCAACAACGGCACCCGATTCAACATTGCGCCTGGTCTTACTGCGCTGTACTGGAACAAAGCGGACTTGGGTACGGTCCAGTCCCCGCTGATGGATTTTGCACTGCGGCAAATCGCCATTACCGGCATCACATTCATCGGTGGGCACCGCGCTATCAAAATCGGCGCGATCAATGCGATGGGCTGTGTTCGCGGAGAGATTGACCTTGTAACGGCCTTTGGTCAAACCGCTGAAAACGGCTTTGCAATCGACATTTGCAACAGCCAATTCTTCCATCATGGCCGAATTGCTGTGCGTAGCGCTGGTGATGCTGATACAGGCGGCAATTACCGTATCGCAAACATTTTGCCCGAGGCGTCTTTGTTGTCTGGTGATAGCCACGTCAACGAGATTTTTTCTCGCGTGACAAGCCGAATCCGTAAAGGCGTGGTTTTTGAGGCTGCATCTCCTGGTGCTGGTGCGTCGATTTTGAATGACATCAAAGTAACGGGCCGCATCCACTCTAGCCGATACGCCTCTGCAACACCCGCCACGGTATCGCTGGTCACGACAAGCGGAAACGCTAACATTTCGGTACCCAACGCGACACAGTTTGAACTATGCCAAGTGGGTATGCCGATTCGCTTCCAGACCACAGCGCCTTCAGCTTTTGACGCTGTATCCACGTATTTCGTGGTGAGTCGCAACACGGGCAATCAGACGATCACGCTTGCGGAGGCTGACTATGCCGCCGCCATCACTCCAACAGCGTCCAACACCTACGCAACCTACGTCGCTGGCTTTCCGACTTTCATTGCCCGTGCAGATGCTGGCTGCGCTGTGAAAAACAGCGACTTCGGGGCGATGGCTTGCGAAGTGACCGGCAACATTGGCGCGATCATGTTCAGCAAGACGCGCAATTGCAATGTGAACCTGAACAACCCCAGCACATCCTTCACGCAAACTGGCGTTATCTGCCGAGATGCTGAAATCGGCATTACATACAGCGGCTCCAATAACGTCACGATGGACGAGTCCAGCCTGACCGCCGGAACGTGCAACTTCGTGAACTTGGCTGGTGGGGCCTATCAATACTCGGGTGGTAGCTTCACACTCGATAGCTCTTGGCATGGCCGCATGATTCGCTACTCCGGCACCAGCGATATAACCATCACCATCCCGCGCAAGCTGCCCCGAGGCTTCAAGCTGGACATTGTGACTACTGGCGCAACTGGTCTTGTGACATTCGCTCCGGCGTCTGGTCTAGGCCTTTGGAGCAAGAGCGGTGGGTTCCGCACAAACGGGCAAAACGCCCGAGCCAGCCTGATTAACGTTAGCTCGATTGGCTACCACCTGAGCGGCGACTTGCAGGTTTAACCCATCCCCTCAGCACAAAGATCACACCCGCTTTGGCGGGTTAACCTAAAATAGGAACGATATGGAATACCCCCTGAACCTCTACAAGTCCGCTGAGTTATTTGTCAACGTGGCAAACGACGAAGAAAAAGACGCAGCCCTAGCTGATGGCTGGTTTCTCACAGTTCCCGAAGCACTCGCAGGCAAAGCGGATGACAACTCCGCACCTACCCGCGAAGAATTGGAATTGAAGGCAACCGAGCTAGGCATCAAGTTTGACGGCCGCACAACTGACGCTAAACTTGGCAAATTGATTGCTGAAAAGGTCTAACCATGACAACAAAACGCCAGTTCGTTAATCAGGCTTTTGAAGAAATCGGGCTGGCGTCTTATGTCTATGACTTGACCCCCGATCAGCTAACAAGCGCAGTGACTAAGCTTGATTCCATGATGGCAACATGGAACGCGAAGGGCATCCGACTGGGTTACCCGCTTGTGTCAAACCCAGATCAAAGCGATATTGAGTCTGACACTTTTGTGCCTGACTCTGCGTTTGAAGCCATCACGACAAATCTAGCCATTCGCTTGGCTCCGAGCTACGGCAAGACCGTATCACAAGATACCAAGGCCATCGCAAAGGATGCGTTCAACACGCTGCTATCCCGCGCTGCTGTGCCGCCTGAGATGCAATTGCCAGACTCCATGCCGCTAGGCGCAGGCAACCGCTTGTACGACAATCCATTTACCCCGCCGCCTGTTGACCCGCTGACCGCTGGCCCTGATAGCGTGATTACTTTCTAGGACTACCAATGACAGACATTAACCGACTCTCAGCCCTAAGCGAGGTATCCGCAGGCGATCAAATCCCCGTCTATGCGCCCAATAACGGCGATGCTCGGCGAATGTCTGTTAGTCAATTGCAGGCCTTCATTCTGGCTAACCTGTTGCCCGAGGTGAAGCAGAACGCATCGCCTAGCGCTACCGGCTTTAACATCTACGTCAACTCCGTGGGCGCTTCTGTATGGTTGATTGTGCAACCTGCCGCAGGTTACGCCGCTGGCACAATTACCCTACCCGCTGGCCCTGTTGACCTGCAAGAGTTGACAGTGAATTGCACCCAGTCCGTAGGCACTCTGACAATCGCCCCGAATGGCGCTCTTGCTGTAACCGGCGCTCCCACTTCACTCGCTGCTAACGGCTTTTTTTT